GTTTCTTCTCGTGGTCTTGGTTCTCTGAAGCCAAACAAACAAGGCATCATGGAAGTGCAGGATGATTTCCATCTTGCCACAGCTGCCGATATTGTAGCTGATCCTTCTGCTCCTAATGCTTTCGTCAAGGGTATTATGGAAGGTGCTGAGTGGGTGTATGATGCATCTACAGAATCTTGGTATCAAGAGAAACTACACGAAACGCGTAAAGAAATGAAGAAAATGCGTATGGATGAGATCGAGCAAGGTAAGTTCGATATCTATGAGAGCTTCCTAAAGTCTCTCTCGTCAAAAACGAAGCTATTATAAATAAACTAAACAAATTGGAAGGGAGACCTTTAATGTCTGAAGAAAATATAAACATCAATGAGATAATCGATTTGTCGGCTGATGAAGAACAGATTTACGAAGCTCTGATTGACGAGGGGGATTTGTCAGTTAGAGCTCTCTACAATAAAATGGGTGGCGACAAGTCAAACAAGCCAGTACATAAGGCGATTCAGAAAGTGCATGGAGCTGCAACTCTCGGTCATCTTAAAAGAGCTTTCTCCGCGAATATGAAAGGTGATTTTGATAAAGAAGAGGGTCATTTCGAAAAGGCTAGAGCTTCTTCTGGAAAGAAAGACGCAATAGGTGCTACTGTCGGAAAAAATCGTTCTGCTTTTCGTAAAGCCAACGAAGCAGTCGAGCTCGATGATGAAACTCTAGACGAATCAATCGCCTCAGAAACTCTGAAGGCAGGATCTCGTTCAGTTGGTTCAGATCCAAAGTCGAAGATTGAAGCTATCACTTCAGTAATCGGCGCAATGCATTCTATGCGTAAGGACGATTTGACAAAGTGGTATACACAAGCCATGGCTCTTATCGGTAAGGAAGCAAGCTCACTACCAGCTGGAGCTTCAGCTGACTCTAACGCATCAAGTATCGATATGAAGACTGGTAAGGGTCCGAAGACTCGTGACGCTATGCCAAAAATTGACGTTAAAGAAGACGTTGAAGAAATGTTTGATGGTGAAAATCTTTCAGAAGAGTTTAAAGATAAAGCTTCAACTCTATTCGAAGCTGCAGTTAATGCGCGTGCTGTGATTGAAATTACGCGCCTTGAGGAAGAGTACGAAACTCGCTTAGAAGAAGAAGTTACTTCTATCGTTGAAGGTGTCGAAAATAACCTAAACACATACCTTGATTACGTTGTTGAAAATTGGATGCAAGAAAACGAAGTGGCGATTGAATCGTCACTACGCAACGAAATCATGGAAGAATTCATTGGTGGTCTAAAGGGTCTTTTCGCTGAGCATTATATCGATATGCCAGAAGAAAAGATCAATGTTGTTGAAGAACTAGCTGCTAAGGTTGAAAGACTAGAAGCTGCTCTAGACGAGACAATCAATGAAAATGCTGAGCTAAAAGTTGCTATTCTGGAATCGGCGAGACAGGAAACTGTCGATGAAATCGCGGAAGGTCTCACTCTAACTCAGTCCGAAAAGTTTCTTTCACTCGCCGAGGGAGTCAGCTTTGACGGCGACCTCGATGTTTACAAGAAGAAACTTTCGGTTGTAAAGGAAAACTATTTCCCAGCAACGAAGCCTCAGTCTTCGAATATCGAAGAAGAAACGTTCGAAGGCGAAATCGGCGAGAAGATCGTATCTGTTGATCCTCAGGTTAACAAGTACGTACAAGCAATCTCAAGAACCGTCAAGAAATAATTTTTTATAAATAAAAAAAACCTAAAGAAAGGGAATAACTAAAATGTTTCTACAGGAAGAAATCCAAAAGAAGTGGGCTCCTATTCTAGAGCACTCAGAACTGCCATCAATCCGCGACGCTCATCGTCGTTCGGTAACTGCAGTTGTTCTAGAAAACACAGAGCGCGCTCTTCGCGAATCCGCCATTCACGGTCAATATCAAACTCTTACTGAAACAACTTCGGGCGGCGCATATAACGGCATGGGAGCATCTAGCTCAACTGCTGGCGCTGGTCCAATCGACACATTCGACCCAGTACTTATCTCACTGGTTCGTCGTGCGATGCCAAACCTGATTGCATATGACATTGCTGGTACTCAGCCAATGACAGGTCCAACAGGACTTATCTTCGCAATGCGTTCGAAGTACGGCAACTCTGCTGCTCTTGGTAACACATCTGCAATTGGTAACACAAGAGCTGGTGGCGAAACTTTCTACAACGAAGTCGACTCAACATTTACATCTGTAACTTCAGGCGCTAACTCGTTCGGTCAGAAGTTTGTTGGTACAATCCCAGGTGACACGAATACTTCTGTCATGTCAGCTGTTAACGGATATAACACCGGTTCAGGTATGTCTACAGCTCAGGCTGAAGTTCTCGGAACTGACGGTAACACTGCATTCGCTCAGATGGGCTTCTCAATCGAGAAGGTAACTGTTACTGCGAAGTCACGTGCCCTGAAGGCTGAGTACACAATGGAACTGGCTCAGGATCTGAAGGCTATTCATGGTCTTGATGCTGAAACAGAACTTGCTAACATCCTTTCAGCTGAAATCCTTGCCGAAATCAACCGTGAAGTTGTTCGTACGATCAATATCACTGCTGTAACTGGCGCTCAGGACAATACTACAACTGCTGGTATTTTCGACCTCGACACCGACGCAAACGGTCGTTGGTCAGTTGAAAAGTTCAAGGGTCTAATGTTCCAGCTGGAACGTGAAGCTAATGCTATCGCTCGTACAACTCGTCGTGGTAAGGGTAACATCGTTATCTGCTCGTCCGACGTTGCTTCGGCTCTACAGATGGCTGGTGTTCTTGACTACGCTCCTGCCCTCAACTCAAACAACCTCAACGTTGATGACACAGGCAATACTTTTGCTGGTGTTCTCAATGGTCGTCTGAAAGTTTACATCGATCCATATGCAATCGGTGGCAACTATATCACGATCGGTTATAAGGGTTCTTCTGCTTTCGACGCTGGTCTGTTCTACTGCCCATACGTTCCTCTGCAGATGGTCCGCGCTGTTGACCAGTCAACCTTCCAGCCAAAAATCGGCTTCAAGACTCGTTATGGCATGGTAGCAAATCCATTCGCCCAGGGTCTAACAGTTGGTTCGGGTGCTCTTACATTCAACACCAACCTCTACTATCGTCGCGTTATCGTAAATAACCTGATGTAAGTCACTATACCCCACTCAACTTAAGGTGGGGATAAACAAGACGGTTTCAAGCCGCAGACTAGAAAGGGGAGCTTCGGCTCCCCTTTTTTTATATAAATATTTTGAAACGGAGAAAATAATGTCAGCAGTTGATAATACGCCCACAAACAAGAATTTCTTGTCGCCTCTCAATTTCAAGTTCATTATGAAGAGAGCACCGACTATCAATTTTTTCGTGCAGAAAGTTACACTGCCAGAGCTTACATTGCCGGCATTTAACGTCCCAACTCCTCTGATTCGCATTCCTCAATTTGGCGATCACTTGGAGTTCGGTGATCTTTCTATCACTTTCAGAGTTGATGAAGATATGCAAAACTATCTCGAAATCGATAACTGGTTAAGAGCGATCGGTCAACAATCTTACTCCGCTTACGCAGCATTGGTTGCAAAATCAAAAATAACAGGCGAATCTACAACGTCCGAAATTTCATTGACTATTCTGTCGAGCGCCAAAAAACCTAACTACGAAATTGTTTTTGAAGATTGTTTTCCAACTACAATTTCCGGATTTGAAATGAATACAACAAATGAAGACGTTGCTTACGTAGAAGCTTCGGCATCTTTCAAGTACACAAAATACGAAATTACTAAAGTTATTGCTTGACTTTTGTCACCTTCTATAGTAATATAAAGCTTTGATATAGCAAGGTGTGATGATGAAATTTGAAGACGTTTTTGCTTCTTGGGAAAAAGATAGCGTTATTGATAGAACAGAACTTGCTGATGAGAGCCTAAAGATTCCTAAGCTCCATCACAAGTACTATACTATCTACGTCGGCGAAAAGGTGATCCTTAGAAAACTCGAGTCTGACATGAAGAAGTTGAAACTCGAGAAGCACGAGTTCTACACTCAGGGTCCAACCGAAGAAACAAAACAAAAAGGCTGGCGCATGCCCGCGCGAGGGTTGATCCTGAAAGCTGATATTCCTCTATACATGGAAGGCGACCAAGACATCATCGATCTTTCGCTGAAGATTGGTATGCAGCAAGAGAAGATTGAATTCCTAGAGTCCATCATCAAGTCGTTTCAAACCAGAGGCTATATAATCAAGAACGCTATTGAGTTTACGAAGTTTACAATGGGTGGTTGATGAGTGAAATTATAAGAGTGGTACGTTACGACGAAGTATACAATAAGATAGTCTGCGACTCCGGGTTAGCCATGGAGTTAGCGGACCATTTCACGTTTGAAGTACCTGGCGCTAAGTTTATGCCATCTTTCAGAAACAAAGTATGGGACGGAAAGATTAGACTCTTCAACCCACTTGTTTCATTACTTTACGCAGGTCTGAATCATCATCTAGAGCAGTTCTGCAAGAGCAGACATTACGAGCTAGAATACGAAGGTCCGTTCTCTGATACAGAATTCTCTTTGATTGAAGCGAAACAATTCATAGAGAAACTACAACCAAAACATCAGCCTAGAGACTATCAGATTGATGCATTCGTGCATGCAGTAAGAAAACGCAGAGGAGTTCTACTGTCTCCGACTGGTTCTGGTAAGTCATTCATCATTTACCTTCTAGCTTGTTGGTATCAATCCAAGACTCTTGTGATCGTCCCAACAACATCTCTCGTCCATCAGATGGCTTCCGACTTTGAAGATTATGGTCTACCGAAGGGAATGACTCATAAGATCATGTCCGGCGAAGAAAAAGAATCGAACAAACCTTTCGTCATTTCAACCTGGCAGTCAATCTACAAACAGCCGAAGAAATGGTTCGATCAGTTTGATGTTGTTATTGGCGACGAGGCGCATCTGTTCAAAGCCAAGTCTTTATCAACGATAATGGGCAAGATGACTGGTTGTAAATACAGATTCGGTTTCACCGGAACTCTGGACGGCACTCAAACTCACAAGCTTGTGCTCGAAGGTTTGTTTGGCGCAGTTCGTAAAATTACAACAACTGCCGATCTGATTGAACAAAAACATCTTGCTGATTTCAGCATCAAGGCTATCGTTCTCAAGTATCCAGAAGACGTAAGAAAACTCATGGCTGGATCTGATTATCAAACCGAGATAGACTTCATCGTAAGAAACGAAGCTCGTAATCGATTCATCAAGAATCTTGCTCTTTCCTTGAATGGTAACACTCTGTTACTGTTCCAGTTTGTCGATAAACACGGCAAAATCCTATATGATCTTATATCAAAAGAAGCTGTTGATCGTAAGGTCTTTTTCATTTCTGGTGCTATTGATGGAGAGAAACGTGAAGAAATTCGGAGAATCATTGAGACAGAAGAAAATGCTATTGTGGTTGCTAGCTACGGAACTAGCTCCACCGGTATTAACATTCGCAATCTGCACAACGTTGTATTTTCTAGTCCTTCAAAGTCCAGGGTAAGGAACCTCCAGTCGATCGGTAGAGGTCTCAGAACTTCTGATACTAAATCGGAAGCTACTCTGTATGACATTGCCGATGACCTGACTTGGAAATCTAAAAAGAACCATACTATCCTTCATTTCGTCGAGCGAATCAAGATCTATAGCGAGGAGAAGTTTCCCTACAAGACTTACAGTGTAGATCTACTGTAACCATTATCATTCACACACTAGTGATTATACCTACATTTATGGAGAAGTCAAGCATTATGTCAGCAAAACCCAAGCGCCACTACGTGAATAACAAAGATTTCTACGAAGCGATCGTTGTTTACAAACAAAAACTTTCTGAAAATCCGAACACTCAAGTTTCTGATTACATCGGTCAATGTATTTTAGCAATTTGTAACAAACTCTCAACCAAGCCCAATTTCATAGGTTACTCTTTCAGAGATGAAATGATCGCAGATGGTATCGAGAACTGTATTGCTTCTGTCAATGGGTTTGATCCAGAGAAGTCAAGCAACCCGTTCGCTTATTTCACTCAAATTGCCTGGAATGCTTTTATCAGAAGAATTTCAAAAGAGAAGAAGCAGCAGTACATCAAGCACAAGAACATGGTCAACAACATGCTAGTGTCAGAGCTTGATGAAGATACGTTCAACCACGTTATGGGGAAAAAGAGCGAGTACAATGACATCACAAATGAAATCATCGATACCTTCGAAAAGAAGTTGACTAAAACGAAAAAGGGTAGTAATATAAAGGGTGTAGAGAAGTTCGTGGAGGAAGAATCGAATGGACAATGACAAAAACCCTAAGTTAAACGTGTTACCGCAAATTGTAATTGATTTTGCTACAAATGCTCTGTCTCATCCTAATGTCAACGTTAGGCAGAATTCGCGTATGCACCTGGAAAATATCAAAAAGTTTTGCGAAGACGTATTGAATAATCGTATGGAGGTCTCGGAAAGGGAACCACAAAGTGCCGAAGAGTATTTTTCTTTCGGTAACCGTCATTTGAAGCGTCGCTGAATGAAGATTGCTATAATCGCAGACACGCATGCCGGTATCAGAAATGATAACGTTGCATTCATGGACATGTTCAAGAAATTCCTTGATAATGTGTTCTTTCCTGAGATTCATAATCAAGGTATTGAGACTATAGTTCATCTTGGTGATCTAGTTGACCGCCGTAAGTACATCAACATTCAGACTGCAAATCGCCTTCGTAAAGACTTCCTAGAGCCGATAGAGCATATGGGTCTTAAGCTACATCAAATCCTGGGTAATCACGACACGTATTACAAGAACACGAACGCAGTCAACTCGGTTCAAGAACTGTGTGATGAGTCTGTTCATATCTACCAGAACGCGACCGAAGTTGTTATTCATGAGACGCCCATTTTGTTCGTTCCCTGGATCTGTTCTGATAATAAAGAACACGCTCTAGAGATGATTGAAAAATCAAGATCAACAATCTGTATGGGACATCTTGAGTTACAAGGTTTCCAAATGTTCAAAGGGAGTATCTGTTCACATGGAGAAGATCGTAGACTTTTTGATAAGTTTGATTGCGTACTTTCTGGTCATTTTCATCATCGGTCCACTGATGGTAGCATTAGTTACGTTGGTTCTCATGGTCAGTTTACTTGGTCTGACTACGGCGATTCTCGCGGGTTTCACATACTGGATCTTCAAACAAAAGACTTGACTTTTATTGAGAATCCTTATATAATGTTCAGTAAGGTCTGGTATGATGATTCTTCAAAAACGATGGAAGAATTGCTCGACTATGACTTCACTAAACACAAAGGAACCTACGTAAAGCTGATCGTCACCAACAAGACGAATCCGTTTTGGTTTGATAAGTTTTGTGAGAGTATTGAAAAACAAGGTATTCTTAACCTTCAGATCGTCGATGATCATCTAAACCTGAATCTCGATGAAGATAGCGAAAT